GATTGATGCGTATCTCGCCTAATTTGATAGTTAATGGGGCAAACGACATTGCCATGCGATGGTCTTCGTAGGTTTCTATGATGGGCTCTGCCATTGGCTCGCAACGTTCACCATTCCACGAAAGCTCTGTCCCATTCTCATCATAGAGGATATAACCTAACTTCTCCATCTCTCTCTTCATAGCCTCAATGCGGTCAGTCTCTTTAATTTTTAGCGTACCTAAGCCTGTGAAATGGAAGGGTATTCCTAATATCGGACACACAGCGATGAGCGTTTGGGCCAAGTCTGGCTGATTGGTAAAGTCATACTCCATTCTGTTCAGCATTCGTGAATGGCGTGTCAATATCGCCTCTGGTAAGCTGTTAGAATCTTTATCCTTAAAACTTGTCTTTATTCCTAATAGTGAGAAGATATAGCGCACAGCCGAGTCGCCTTGTCGTGAACCATCTTTCAGTCCTTGCAATGCTACCTTTGAGCGTGTGTCATCTGTCAGAGCAAGTATCTCATACCAATAGCTTGCTGCGCTCCAATCACTTTCTATTGTGTAGGCACGTTGCTGATAGGCTTGTGACTTTACACTAATTGTATCAAAGTCTGACCATTCTGCCGATACACCAAACTCATGCATAAGATGCAATGTAAGATCTATGTAAGGTCGTGAAATAATGTTACCTGTCAGCTTTAGTTCTAATCCTTTTGTCAGAATAGGTGCAATCATCAATAGTGCAGAGATATACTGCGAACTGACGTTGCCTGGTATCTGCAATGAACCTCCTTCAAGTTGTCTGCCGCGGATGTGGAGTGGGGGATAACCTTCTTCGCCAACATACTCAATCTCTGCTCCTAAATAGCGCAGTGCATCTACGAGAATACCAATCGGACGATGTTTCATTCGTTCCGTTCCTGTGATTGTGTATTCTCCATCCGTTGCACTTAGATAAGCTGTCATAAAGCGCATTGCTGTTCCTGCAGCTTTGATATCAATCACATCTGACTGCTTACTTAGTCCACGGATGATAACCTCTGTATCGTCACAATCCGATAGGTTTTCTGGCATCATTCCTCCCTTTGTAAGTGCTTGGATAATCAATGCACGATTACTGATACTTTTTGATGCGGGAAGCGTGATAGAAGTATCAATATGTTCGGGGCAAGTTATGATGTATTGCATGTGTATTTAGTGCAGATTTATTATAGGACAAAAGTACGAAATAAACTTGGTATAAGAGAAAAAGAAGTCCAAAAGTTTGCTAATATGGTGGAAAGTAACTAATTTTGCATTGCTTTAAAAAGAGCGGGATGTAGTTCAGTAGGTTTAGAATGCTGGTCTGGGGGACCAGTGGTCGCCAGTTCGAGTCTGGTCATCCCGACTAAAATAAATCGAAGATACAGAACTTCAAGTAATTATCTTTGGTCGTCGGTAAAGTGGTCGGCGAAAAGTCGGTGAACTTTTATTTAATAGAACAAACAGTATTCGATAGGGCATTTCACGCAAAAGTTAGAAAATGCCTAAAAAAAATTTTTCTTCAAAAAACAGACAGACGGCTATTAATGAGATTGTTGGATGGAAAACGCCCAAGTTTCATCAAGCCTCTGAATGTTATGTATCTCTTTCTGCATTTGACCCAGAGAGAGGGAAGTTTCGTATAAAGAAGTTTATGCTCAACCATATAAAAGGTAAGCGTAATCAAAGAGAATATGGTGAAGCCCTTATAAAAAGGTTGACTGAAAAACTTATGCAAGGCTGGAACCCGTGGGTGGAACTCGTACAACCTCTTGAGTACACATCATTCGATGATGCGTGCACAAAGTACGAGGCTTATCTATTCAAACTCCTTAAGGAACACAATATGCGTGAGGAGTCTGTTGTATCGTATTGCAGTAGGATTAAGATACTGAAAGAGTGGAAGGAAAAGCAGAACGTCAATCTGTATTACACTTATCAATTCGATAGCAAGATGGTAGGTCAATTTTTGGAGTACGTTTTTGTCGACAGGAATAACACGCTTCGAACGAGGAACAATTATCTCTCATGGATTAAGACGTTCTGTAAGTATCTATTGGAGCGAGGCTATATATCTTCAGACCCTACAGAACACTTTTCAATCGTGCAGCGTCGAGGTCATCTTAAGAACCGCGATGTTATTCCTGATGATGTCCTGGAGCGAATAAAGGTGTGGTTGATGAAGCACAACAAGCATTACTTGCTTGCCTGCTATATTCTACATTATTTATTTGTGCGCCCAAAAGAGATGAGTTATATTAAGGTAGGAGACTTTAATATAGCAAAGAAAACATTGTATCTTCACGGTTCAATAGCAAAGAATCATAACGATGCTCTCTTAACGCTTCCTGATCATGTCATTAAATTAATGATAGACCTGCGCATCTTCGATAGTCCAGGACAGTATTTTCTCTTTAGTAATGATTTCAGACCAGGAAAGGAACGACGAACAGAAAAGGCGTTCAGAGATTACTGGAGTCGTTATATCCGTACGAGCTTGAATCTGACTGACAGATACAAGTTCTACAGTCTCAAAGACACAGGTATCACGAATATGCTGCGTGCGAACACCGATATACTTACCGTGAGAGACCAGGCACGACATTCATCGATATTGATTACAGACATATACACTCCCAAGGATATTCAGCAGGCTAATCAACTGCTATTAAATTACAAGGGAGTGCTTTAATTCTATTAAAAGCAGGGCTGTAGGCTGGATATACCCCGTCCTACTGTCCATCTTTCCTACAATTATGAATATACAGAACATCCTCCGAGAGCTTAGTAATGAATTAAAAGGGCACAATGCACTAATACAGATACAAGTAGATGGACAATACGTCATCAAGCATATTGGTGACGTCAACAAATTGGTAGACAACCCTACTCTGATTGCATACAAGGAGGATAGTTCTTTTCTTGACTGGATGGAAGGTGAGATAGATAAGGAGACATATACTGCTGGGACGATTGCGAATCATAAGGCTGCGTTGGCAGTGCTAAGGCGGTTTAAAGAAGATATGACCTTTACTCAGATTGATTATAAATGTGTCTGTGATTTTGAGAATTTCCTGAAAGGTGCTGGATATGCGATTAATACCATTGCAAAGTTTATGAAGATATTTCGTCGATTTGTCAATCTCGCTATCGATGAGGAACTGATGACAGTCTATCCTTTTCGTAAATATCACATCAAGACGGAGAATGTTCAGAAGCAATCGCTGACAGAAAGAGAACTGAGGAGGATAGAAGATAAGGAGGAGAAGGAAGAATTGACAGAAGAGGAGAGAAAGGTGGTTAAAGGTTTTCTATTCAGCGTCTATTCTGGTCTTCGATTCTCGGATATCGTGCAAGTAACTAAGCAGCACATTAAGAACATCTATCGGAACAAGTGGGTGGTGATGCGTATGCAGAAGACTGACCATGAGGTGAGGATACCTATCTCTAAGATGTTTGGAGGCAAGGCAGCAACAATGATACAAGAGAACAAAACCACTACTGGTAAGCTGTTTCAACTACCTTGTAACGCACGCTGCAACTTGATACTGAAGCGTGTGCTTAAACGATTCAACATACATAGGCACATTACTTTTCATTGTGCCAGGCATACGTGCGCTACTGTGCTATTGAGTAAGGGAGTAAGCTTACCTATTATACAACATATATTAGGGCATCAGAGTATAAAGACAACGCAGGTGTATTCTGCTGTGAAAGACACAACTATAAACAAGGAGATACGAAGAGCGTTTAGGTGAGGGTTCCATCGGGACTATGTTTGCAGGAAATCGAAAAATAAGGAATCTACAGATATTATCATTTACGAATATTAAAAGACTTGGAAATGAGAATTTAAAAGGATGTTATTCTTTAGAATCGATTACTATTCCTAAGAGTGTAGGTATTATAGATTGGTACACCTTCGGAGGTTTCGCAGAAAAAGACCAGATGTCATTAAAGAATGTTATTGTCGAAAAGGGCAAGCTATCATACATACCAGAAGGATTTGATAACAACATAAAGGATGTTGTAGACTATCCTTCTACCATATCTTCTTTTGGATGGGCTCAACCGAGCTTGCAAGCGAAGATTACTATTTTAAGAGCCCCAATTCCTCCTAATATTGGAGATAGGTCATTCGGAGGTGGCGGAGTTATTTATGTGCCCGACGATGTCATAGAAATTTATAGACGTTCAGACGGATGGTCTCGTGTTGTAGATAGAATTCATCCCCTTAGCGAGTATCATTCGTGATACTCGCTGAGAGGACGTATGTTCGTGGAAATAAATCTTGTCATATTGTTATCTGCTCGATATAATTCTAATGAGTCATCAGGGACATATAATGTGAGCGCATTTATGCGTGTGCTATACGAGTAAATGCCAGGTGGTGTCTTCGCTCTACATATCACAACACCTTTGTTCTTATTCATCGGATAACGTAAGAATTGTTGTCCTAAGTGCTTGATAGTAGAAGGAAAATCAACGATTCTAACAGATGGGCAATATCCTATGCAGTTATCACCAAGGTCCTCGAGTCCTTCCCAAAATCTAACCTCAAGCAAACTTGTACAATTAGCAAAGGCTTCATTTAATCGTCTCACATTATGGAAGTGTTGAAAATCATTAAGATTAGTAATATTGTTATTGTGTCTAAACAGAGTCCCGATGGGATTAAAACGGTGTTTAAATGCTGTTTTAATCCCATCGGGACTATCTTTTCAAAAGCAAATATATCGTATTTTGACGAGTTTAGATTTTTCCCAGTAAAACATATGAAGAATACCTTTCGAGGCAATATGCATTTAAAACGGGTAAGTCTTCCTAAAACTCTCGTCGATATGGAGTACGCTCTATACGGTGCAGAATCTCTTGAAAGTATTGTTATCCCCCAATCAGTTCAAAGAATCTCCGCACTTGAATTTGCTAATGCGAATTTATTATATGCAATAGTTTTACCAGAAGTCCCTCCTACGTTTCATAATGGATATTACAACCCATTCGACAAGATTTATGATACGACTCATAAAATAAAGAAATACAAGATATATGTTCCTGATAATAGCTATGCAGAGTATGCTAAATCTCGTTTATGGAGTGACTATGAAAAGGTCGGAAGACTTGCTAAATTAAGTCAATTTCGGACGGATTTTCCTAATGAAAGTTACTTTGAATAAGAATTTTAATCCCATCGGGACTATGTTTAGAGGCGGATCGTTTAAATCGCTGAAAGAACTTGGTATGTTTGGAACTGTCAAACTGAGTGATGGAGCCTTCCAGAAAACAACAGTAAAAGAGTCTATAGTTATACCTGAAGGTTGCACGAGCGTAGCGACAGGAGCCTTTCAAAATGCTACAGTAAGTACGATAGAGCTACCTTCTACTATATCTTTTCTCTGGGGTACTTGCTTTCGCGAAGCACATATAGACAATCTGATTTTCCATGGAACTCAGCCCCCTCAAAAATATGGATATTGGGAGTTCTTAGGAGCGAAGATAAAACACATATATGTTCCTGATGAAAGTATAGAATCTTACCGTTCTGCTAATCTCGCACCATGGTTAGAATATGAACCGCTTAGTAAGTATCATTCGTGAAGTTCACTCATAGGGTGAATAATAGATGTTCCGCTTAATGGAGAAGGTTTGCTTGTAAAAGCCTTTTTATACACCTCTAAGCTCTCGTCTGGGACATAGAACTTGCACCCATTAGGTGTACATGTATCGTAGGTTCCTGTCGTGTTAGAAAATGTCCAGTCGTGACTTGGAGGAGTCTTTCCATGAAAAACGACAACTGTTGCTAAATTGAAACCTAACACATAACGACCAAGCGATGTAACGTTCTCTGGTATATCTATTCTTTTCGTATTATAGAAATATGAACGAGGAGCTGACGATACAGACGGAAGGGACTTGATTGTTTTAAAATGTTTCAAGTCTGATAGGTTATCTGCTTTTATATTGTAGAAGATAGTCCCGATGGGATTAAAACGGTGTTTAAATGCTGTTT